CCTCGAGCACGACCTCGAGCGCGAGCTCGATTACTCGAAACGGCATTACTCGCCCTTCCCCTGCATGACACTCGGTGTCGGCACGGCGGGATCCGCGACAATCTGCTCGACTTCCTTTTCCGTCACGCCCGCAGCAGCGGCAGCGGTCAGCAGCTTCTGGCGACCGAGGCGCTTCGAGTAGGCCGACCAGGCGATGACCGCGAGCGGCGGAACGGCGTAGGCGACGATCTGCGCGATCTGATCTTCCGAGAGCGTGATCTTGGCGTTCGCCGCGAGGTAGCCCGCGACCCACACCACGGCCGCACGGACGAGGACACCGACGATCTGCGAGATAAACGGGGGAATCATGGTTGCTCCTTACTTCACCGGCCTAAGCGTGATCGATCCGAGATACGGCAACTGGCCGCGGTAATCGGGGAACGTCACCGCGCCCGCCGCGGGAATGCGCAGCTTGTCGATCGCCTCGGCCAGCCGCAGGATTGCTCGGCCTGTCTCGATCTCCGCTCGCTCCATCGCATCGAGCCGCGCGAGAATGGCCGAGAGATCGACGGCCGGCACCGAGCCCGGTATCGATCCCGCCGGCGGCGGAGTATCGATCGGAACGCTCGGGCCGACCGCGAGATGGTTGACCGCCCGCACCGGCATGAACGACTGGCCGGTAATGTCCTCGCCGACCACGCCGCGATTGAGTGACGGATGCCCCGTGCCGACACCGAGCAGCATGTCGTAACCCATCAGCCGCGGGCCGTTGTAGGCGATCGCGTCCTTCGACTGCGGCCGACCGCCGCCGGCATTCTTGACGCCCCACCGCGGATCAAGGCTGTCGAACTGGAGTTGCTCGGCGAGCGCCTTCGACCAGGCGCGACAGACGTTCTCGAACGCCTCATCGGACGGACCCGGCCCCGCCATCTGCGGCACTGGAAAACGCGCGACGTAGCGATCGACGCTTGCAACCGCAAACGCGGGAAGAGGCTCAGACATTGGTGCAGGCTCCGGGTTGGGAGGGTTAACCACAGGCGGCGGAACAGGGACGACCACCGGCGGCGCCGGCGCTGCGCGCAGGTCGATCCGCGCGACGCCGAGCGGAAACGGCAGCTCGCTTTGCTCGCCGTGCGCGTTCGTGAAGATCACGAAGATCGCGCCGTTGCGGTAGACGGCATCGGGGTTGAACGTCTGCCCGCCGTTGTCGAAGCGGTAGCCGAGAAACTCGCCGAACGGCCGCAGGACGATCCCCGTGTGCGTGTGATTGAGCACCCACGGCCCGTCCGGCGTATCGATCGGGATCGGCCGGAACTCGGCCGGCGCTGCTTGGATCTCCCGCGCGAGGCCCGGCGAGAGCCGCCCCCACGTGCGCCCGTTCATCGTCCAGACGAGCGCCGTCCGCGACGCGCGCACGTCCGTAATCGCCCCGCTCGCGACCCGGAACCCGGCATGGATGAGCGCCTTCGTATCGCCCTGCCGATCGTCCACGTAATAGAACTCGCCATCGGGCGCCACCGTGGGACAGCCCGCCGCAGGATGCCGCTCGCCCCAACTCGTATAGACGCCGAGCCCAGGCGCCCATGCTGCCCACCGGCCGCCGCCGGCGCTCAATTCGTTCGGCGCCGGATGCTCCGTCCGCTGGCCGGCAATCACGATCCGCTCGCCGTCGTGGCCGATCTCGCGCGTATCGTCCAACCACTGCGCCTGCCAGAAATTCGACCGCTCGAACGTGAGCCGCGAGCCGTCCGGCGAGTACCGCGGAAACCAGCCGATCATGACCCACCCCCATCGAGCCGCAGATGCCTGAGGCGCCATCGCAAATCGGGCACCCCTGCGTCCATTTGGCGCGCATCGATCGCGGGATACTCCAGCGACAACAGCGGGAGCGCGTCACGGTGCGGATACCAGACGACCTCGAGCTCGACCCCGGCATCACGCACCACCGCGCGCGCCGGCGGCGCCACAATCGCGCGCTTCGGCGCCTTCCGCCGACTGAGCGCCAGGGAGCTTTGCCCGAGCCTCACCGCTGCGCCTCGTGAAACGTGTGCTCGGCCGGCACAATCGGCTCGCGATAGAACGCCCCGCGCGAAGTCATGCGATACAGGCTCGCGAACTCGACCCGGCGCCCGAGCGCCTCGAACGGCCCCGCTGTGACCGGCAGCGCCGGCGCCGGCAAATCGCCGTCCGTGCCCATAATTTGATGCAGCCCTGACGGATGGACGAACACGATCCGCTTCACAGGAACTCGCAGGCCCGATTGAGCCAGCCGTTGATATTCGCCGCCTGCGTCGGATCGTCGTGGACGATCGCGCCGTAGAACTTGATCCGCGCGATCGTCAGCTCGAGCGTCAACGGCCGCCCCGACACCAGCGCCGCATCCATCGCTCGCGCGAGCAGCGTCTTTGCACGCCCCGGCCCGCTGTTCACGCCAATATCGACCAGATGCGCCCGCAGCGCGTCGTCCTCGACCTCGGCGAAGGGCTTGATGTAGCGATCGACGTAGATCGCGCGCGCTTCCGCTTCGCGCATGTCCTTGACATCGCCGGCGTCGCAGGGACGCCCGCGCCAGGCTGAGAGGGTTTTGATCGTGATCCCGAAGTTGGTCGGCCCGCCGCGATCGGCCGCCCGGTTGCTGTAGCCGCCCTCTCGGCGGATCAGGTCGTCGAGGATCTGCGCGTCGGTCATCCCCGGCCAATCCCCTTGAGAAACTTGAGCTCGCCGTCGTGATCGCTCAGTTTTCCCTCGTGCTTGTCGAGCCTGTCTCCGTGACGCTCGACCTTGACCGTCAAGCGACCGATGGCAATCGCTGCGTGCCAGATCGAGGTAACGAGCCCGGCCGCGCCAGCGACCACCGCGAGAATCTGGCCCGTGCTAATAGTCAAATCGCCCATGTAAAGGTACTCCGCGCACGTTGGAACTTTGCGTGAAAGGCAATAAACTTGACGCGGTAAACCCAACTATACGCTATGGAAAACGCCTAAGCCCGGCGTTTCTTTGCGTTTACGTCAAATAATTGCCCGCGTTGATGCCGTCCCGAATCCGCTTACTGCTTACTGACCGGCGCCCATGATCCGTCCTCCGGATTCCAGACGAATCCCGGCCGCGCCTTCTCGAGTTCGGCCTTGAGCGCCGCGACTTTCTTCTGCCAGTCGTCCACCGCGCGCCGGACGATCGCGCCTTCGAGGTTGACGTTCTGGATCTTGAGCGCCTCGATCTCGGTGTAGGGCGCCGGCTTGGCGTCTTGCGCCAGCACTGGAGCCGCGAGCAGCAGCGCAATCAGTAGAAGGATGCGGCGCATGTTACCCACCCCCGAGCACGAGCCACGCGGCATCAGTGGCGCTGTAATACAGCATCACGCTTTTTAGCGTGGTTAGCGAATAATCGACGCCGCCCGGAGTATAGAAACGAGCCCCCGCCGATGAACTGCCCGAATTGTATTTCAGGGTGATAGTGTTCACGCCGCCATTGAACAGCCAGAAGTATGTGCCGCTGCCGCCGCCAAGAATGCCGGTCAAATCAATCGCGCTAGTGGCTGCTGCGCGATAGACAAATGATGGTTCGTTTGCGGATAACAGCGTCCAGTTGTTCGTGTTTGAGACAAGCGCGCCGGGGGTGACGATGCCCGACATCACCAAATAACCAGGCATCTCCACACGCCTTCCGCCGGCGTTGGAATCGACAATTAACGCAGGCCCGTCAGTGCCTGTCGCTGTGAAAGTTTGCCAGACGCTCGCGGTGGCGTTGAACGTCTGCGCGCTGGTATACGTGTTGGCGGTGTCCTTTAGCGGTACGTTCGCCGATAGCCGCGCATCCGGTAGCGCGCCAGACGTGAGCTTCGACGCCGACAGCGCCGTAATCCAGGCCGGATCGCTGTAGGATCCGCCAGTGACAACAACCGACGCCGCATCCGACAGATCCGCGAGCGCCGGCCGTACCGGCGTAATCGCGCCACCGACCGTGTTCTGCCGCAAGAATTGCGACGTGCCGCCCGTGCCGGATAGGTTCTGCCCCGTGCCCCCGTAGGTCAGGCTGATCGCCGTGCCGTTCCACGTCCCGCTGCTAATCGTGCCGACCGTCGCCAGTGACGAGGCCGACGTGAGGCCCGCGAGCGTCGTCACGTTCGGCTGCGAGGCCGTCGAGAGCGTGCCGGCGACGTTCGTAAAGGTGCCCGTCGTCGCCGCGATCGTGTTGGCGACCGTGATCGTGGTGCCGCTCTGCGTCATGATCGAATCGCCGACTGTGCTCGCGCCGGTAAACAGCGGGATCGTGCCCGTCGTCCCGCTCAGGCTCGCGCCCGTTGCGAGCGGAACCCCGTTCCATGTCAGCGTGCCCGCGTTGTTATACAGGCGATAGGTCGTCACCCCCGGCACGCTGGACGCGATCCCGATGAACCCGCCCGACGTGACCGACGCGACATCGATCGGCCCGGCGACAATCCCGCCCGTGCAGACCGACGAGCCCACCGCACAGCCGACCTGAATCGACGTGGCCGCCGTGCTGGTCGTTTTCAGCGTCGAGACGACAGTCGGCGCGACCTGCGCCGACGCGAGCGCCGGCAGCAGAGCGAAGAGACACACGAACAATGTACGCATTAGGCAACCCTCATTAGTTTGCAGCCCCACGCAAAGCCGGTATTTGCCGACACGCGGACCTTGATCCCGTAGTGCTTCGCCGTGCCCGCCGCGGGAAAGATAATCTCGTCCGACTCGCCGAGCTCGCCCGTCAGGCTGTCGATCTCCACCGTCGCGATCGGCGTATCCGGCGCCCCGTCGTCCAGATTGACGAGCGCGACCGTCAGCGTCCCGCTCGTATCCTGCAGCCCCGTCACCTGCAGCTTGTAGGTGCCCGCGAGGTTGGCGCTGTCCTCGTAGAACACCGCCGTTCCGGGGTGCAGCTTGTCGAACGTCGCGCCCGCCTGGTAACTCGTGGCGGTAATCGGCGAGGCGCCATCGCCGCCAAAGGTGAACACTTCGCCGAGGCCCGACGATCCCGCGTTCACCGCCGCGATGTTGTCCTGCGTGTAGACCGTAACGGCTGCGCTCGTCTTGAGCACGAACTTGTACGACGTGGCCGCGAGATACACCGTCGCGCGCCCCGCCGAGTCGAGGACAACCGGGTTCGCGTTCGGGACCGTCAGATCGGCGTCGCTGTAGGTCGCCGCCGGCGTGGACGTGCCCGCGGCATAGGTGTAGAGCAGCCCGCCGGACAGCGGAACGCCCGCATCGGACAGGCCGAGGAACTTCGGCGAAGGGGAAAGCGTCCCGGTGCTCATAGCGTATGATCTCGTTTCATGGGCCTGCTGGCCGTGCTGTTCCGGTTGTGGCTATATCGCCGGCCGCGCGCCTTCGCGGCGGTAGAAACCGCGTTCTGGTTCGCCTGCGTCCTCTTCACTGGATGGATCCTGCTGGCGCTTTTGCTGTCTGCACTGCTCCCTGCGCCGCCGCGAACGCCTTGACGCGCGCCAACCACTGCGCCTTCGCCGCCGCGCTCGGAGGCAGCCGCAGCCCGCCCGTCAGGATCCGCACACCCGCCGGCGAGTGCAGGAAGGCCGAGAGGCCCGCCGAGCCCGCCACCGTGCCGACCACCGTCGCTAGTTCCGCCAGGTTGCCGGTAAACAGCCCGTGCGCCGCCGCCGCGCCCGTCGCGCCGAGCGCCGCGGCATGCGCCGTGCCGGACGGATTCGCGTTCTTGGCCGTCTGCTTGGCGAGCAGGAAGAAGTTATCCAGCTCCTTGATATAGGCCGGATCCTTGTAGAGCAGCCGTTTCGTTTCCGGCCCGAGCTTCTGCCACTCGGCGAAGAGCTTGTCGGCATGCGCGAACGCGCCGCCGTCCTTCGCCTGCGTCAGCAGGTCATCGAGATAGGCGCGGCCGATCTTCGGCAGTTCATCGGGCGCCTGCCTCGCAATGCCGCGCAGCTGCTCGATCGCCGCATCCTGCCGCGCGACCGTCTGCCCGTAGGCTTTGACCGGCTCGGCGTGCAACTTCTCGAGCACCCCGGCCGCCTCATACTTCGCCACCGTCGCGCGGCGCCCGGCGTCTAGCGCCTCTTCGGCCAGCGGGCCGGCCTGCGCCGCGCGTTCGCGCACCGCCGCGTCGAGATGCTTGATCGCCCCGGCGACCTTGCCCTGCCCGATCGTGCGCAACTCCGGCACGTCAGACCGCGCGAATGTCTTGAGCTCGCCGAGCGCGGCATCGACCACCGACAGCGGCGCATGCTCCGGCCCGCTCATTAGGCGATCCAGCGCCGTCAGCGCCCGCGCCTTGTCGCCCATCAGCGGGACGAGCTCGGCCTCTCGCTTGAGCGCCTGATACGTGTCCGCGAACGCCGCGCGCGCCGGCCGCAGATCGACCGCCATCGGGATCGTTTGCGGCTCGGCGTCCTTCTGCCACCAGCGCGAACCAGGCTTGACGCCGGCGACCTGCAGCGCGTCCTCGACGCCAGGCTTGACGACCTGGGACGGCCCGCCGCGCGCGACCTCGTTCAGCGCATCCAGCAGATCGTTCGTGCTCTCCGTGATCGACGCCCACTTCGGATTCTGCGACAGCGCCTCGCGCATACCGTCGAGCGTCAGCCCGTTGTTACGAAAAATCTGCGCGCCGCCGCGCTGCGACCATCCCGAGGTATAGGAGTTGAACCCCTGCTGGATGCTCTGATACTCGCCGCGGTACGTCGTGGAACCCGCGCCGACAATGCCCTCTTTGTCGAACGGCTTGAGCCCGCCATGCTTGCGAATGTCCGCGAGCAGCGCCTCCGGCGACAACGCCGCGGCGCCGGCGTCCGCTTCATCGAGCCCGCGATACCCCACCCCGAGCTGATCATCGAACTCGCGCCGCAGCGCGCCTTTCGTGCCCGTGTAGCCGTTCTGCTTGGCATCGGCGTAGACCGACTCGAATACCTCGTCGGGGAGCGCGGTCGGTTTGTTCGTGAACCGCACCGGCGCATCATCCGGAATGACATGCACATCCGGCGTGATCGTGTTGGCGTTCGCCGGATCGGCCTCGATCGTCCGCAGCGCCGTATACGCCTCGTCGGCGTCGCCCGCGTGCTGGCGCACCTGGCCGAGCAACGCATCGCGCGTGCCCTGCCCGGCGAGCTCGCGCGTCATCGGCACCGGATGCCCCTTCGCCGCGAGCTGCTCGCCGAGCGTGGCGAGCCCTTCGGCCTGCGCCTGCGCCTTCCGGCCCGCCACCGCGGCGCCGCCGACCGATCGATCCGCGAGATGCTGAATCCCACGCACCGCCGCGTTATCCGTGGCCGTGGCCGCATCGAGCGCGACCCCGTTCGCCTTGCCGAACTCGACCGCCTCACGGATCGCTGGATTCGCCGGCTTGAGATTCGGCCGCAGGCTCGGCGCCGCCGCGACGCCGCGCGCCGCGACTTCCGGCGCGACGAACTGTGTCGCCATGCCCGCCATCGCCCCGACGCCCTCGGCGTAGCGCCCCTCGTTCAGCAGATCGGCCTGCTTGTCGAGATCGTGCCCGAACCCCATCGAGAGATAGGACAGCACCTTGCGCCCGGCCGTCAGGTAGTCGCCCTTCGCCGCGTGCTCCTGCGCTTGCTCGAGGAACTTCGGATCGGCCTTGATGATGCCGAGCGCGGCATCGGCCGGATGCTTGGCCGCTTCGACCAGTCCCTTGACCCACTCGAGCGGATTCGCGCGCTGCCAGAACTCCCGCCCGAACCCCTCGACCCCGCCGGCCGGCTGCGGCGCCGCCTCGACAGGCTTCGCCTCCGCGAGCGAAAACGCGCCGATTGGCTTGGCGTCCGAGAGCTTATACGCGCCCTGCTGGCCCATTACTTGACTTCCGATCCGTCAAACGTGCCGTCTGGATGGATGGCGCTGATCTTGATCTTCTTGCCGCCGACCTCGACCACATCGCCGACTTTCGGCCCGCCGCTCGGCTTGGCGCTGGCCTCCGGCGTGCCCGCCTTCTTGATACGTCCCTGAATCGCGCCGATCTGCTCGTCCAGTGACGTGATCCGGTTGTCCATGTCTCGTTTGAGCAGGCGCATGACCGCCACGGACTGCTTGAGCGTGGCGTTGCCGGGATTGAACGCCTCGACCTCATGCCGCGCCGAGTCCGACAACTGGCCCGCCAGCGTGGGGTTGCTCGTAATCTTCGCGATCTCGTTGATCGCGACCTGTCGCGCCGCATCGAACGCCGCCTGATCCGGCGAGCCGAGCATTTTTCCCGAGATGAGCCGCGCCGCCGTGTTCGCCATCGGCGAGCCGGTATCAACCACCTTGCCGGCCGTCTCGAGAAACACGTCGATATTCTTTTTCGCCGTCTGCTCGAACGCCGCGATCGCGTCGCGCTGCTTCTGGATCGTCCGCAGCGAATCGCTATTCGCGTTGAAGTCTGCTTTGGCGCTCGCGATGTCCAGCCCCGGCATCAGCACCGCGGCACGGTTGATGATGTGCTTACGGGTATCCTTGTCGCCCGCGCCGAGCGCCGGCAGTTGCCCGGTTTTCGCGAACATCATCGCCGCCGCGTCGAGCCCTTCCGGCGAAAGCGTCGTCTTGTCGGTCTTGGCATCGGCCGCGCGCTGCCGATCGAGCGCGACGCGCTGCTGCTCGAGGCTGATCCGCTGTTGCTCGCGCTTGTCCGTGAGCTGCTGCGCCGGCGTCACACCGCCGCGCGAGCCCGCGGTAATCTGCGCCTTGAGCGCCGAGTCGGCAATCACGCCCGGCCGCGCTGCGTCTGCAGTCTGGATCTGGCTCGCGACGTTCGCCGCCGTCGTCGCCGCGGTCTGCGCCTGGATCCCCGTGCCGCGTTCCTTGTCGAGCAGGCCGCGCTGCGCCGGCGACGCCTGCATCAGCGCCTCGAGCACCTGCGGCAGCGCCGCCGGGTTCTGCTTGAGCGCATCCTCGATCTGGCTCGTATCGTGGCCGGACCGCTTCGCATGGGACAGCGCCATGAGCGCCGCGTTCTGGACGGCTTCCGGCCCGTCTTTTTCCCACTGCTTCGCCGAGGCTGCGAGGCTACCGAAGTAATCCGCCTCCGCGATCTCGGCGTCCGCGCGTGCCTTTTTCGCCTTCTGCGCGGATTCGTCCGCTTCGGTCCACTGCTTGCGAATCGTCGGCGCCAGGTGCCCGTGCCCGGCCTGCGTCAGCCGCGCGAGGTAGTCATCGAGGCCGCTCGCGCCCCGCATGGCCTCATCTTGCGCCTTGACGATCGCGTTCGCGTTCGCGGCCTTGTCGAGCGCCTCCTGCCGGACTTGGTTCTCGAGCCGCTGCGACCGCATCTGCTGCACGCCCATTGCCAGATCGAGCGGATTCGCCAACCGCATCGGCTGTACGCCGAGCGCAATCGAAGGATCAATCGGCATTACTGCGCACCCTGCGGATTCTGCCCGCCGAGATACATTCCATAGGCGCCCAGGCCCGCATTGAACGCGCCGCCGAGCCCCTGCGTCCAGGCATTCGCGGCGCCGACCTGACCCGCCGCCGCGGCGTTGCCGGCGCCCGTAGCGTTGTTGCCGGAGTTGGCGCCGTACTGCCCGGCATAGTTGCCGTACTGGCTCGCGGCCGTCAGGCCCATGTTGGCGAGCGAATACGCCTGATTGAAGCCTTGCCCCTGCTCGTTCAGCCCGTAGTTCGCCCACCCGAGCTGATTCGCCGCGTTGCCGAGGCTGTAGCTGTTCGCGCCGTTGAAGTAGCCGAGCGCGTTGTTCGCCATGCCGAGCGCGTACGACTGATCGGCCTGGTGATAGCCGAGCCCGACGTTCGCCATCCCGACGCCGTAGCTATTCGCCGCCTGCGTGTAGCCGAGATTGAGGTTCCCCTGCCCGAGCTGCGCGTTCGTGTTGCCCTGCCACGCGGCCTGCGCGTTCTGGTTGTTCGCGTTCTGCGTGTTGAACTGGTTCGCCCAATTCTGCTGCGCGGCCTGATCCGTCCGGCCGGCGTTGAACTGCTGATTCTGTTGGTTCAGCCCCTGATACGTGCCCCAGGCGCTGAGCGCGTTCCCGGCGTTCTGCGCCGAGGCCGTGTTCTGCGCCGCCGCATTGAATTGCGCGTTCTGCTGGCGCTGGCCGGAGTTAAACATGCTGGCCTGCTGGAACCGCTCGGCATTCGACATGCCCATTTGGTTCGCCTGCCCCGCGTTGAACTGCCCGGCCTGATTGACCTGTCCCGCGTTGAACTGGTTATTCTGCTGCTGCTGGCCGCTGTTGAACATGCCGGCCTGCAGATTCGCGTTCTGGTTGGCGAACTGCGCCGCCTGCTGGTACTGGTTCGTGAGCCCGTACGCCTGCGCGTTCGCGGCATTGTTCGCCATGCCGACATTGAGCCGATCCGTGAGCCCCGTCGTGTACTCGCCGAACTTCCGGCCGTAGACGTTGCCGTATTCCTGCGAGGCGAGGTTCTGGTTGTATTCCTGCAGCCCCTTGATGGCGCCGCCCGTGCGCGCGACACCGGCCGCGGCCTTGTTCGCCATGTAGGCTTTTTCGCCCTGCTCGGCCCGGAACGCGACACCGGGATCCGCCGCCATGTCGGCCGCCGTGACCCCCCCGAACTTCTCGGCGTTCGCGATCATCTGCGCCTGGAGCGCCGCCGGCGACTGCACCTGTCCGGCCGTGACGTTCGCGCCCTGCTGCGCCTGCGCCGCCTGATACTCGCGCGCCTGGATCATCTGCGCCGCGACTTCCGGCCCGTGCTCGGCCTGGATGGCCTGGATCTGCTGCGGCGTGTAGTTCTGCGGTCCCTGCGTCGCCGCGGGGTTGTAGGCTGTTGGCCCGGTAATCTGCTGCGCGACGAACTTCTCGCCGTCCCACCCGCCCGGCGCTGCGCCACCGCCGCCGCCACCGTAGTAGCCCCCGCCACCGCCGGCAAACCCGCCACCGTAGGCGCCACCTGGTGAATACGCACCACCAGGCCCGCCGCCCTGCGGCTGCGCCTCACCGCCGCCGCCACCGCCCCATGCCGTCGTCAGCGACCCGCGACCGGCCGCCGAGCCCCGCGCGTTGCCGCCCATGTCGAGCACTTCGCCGTAGGGCGTCCGCACCGTGCCGTTATCCGACAGCCACTCGCCGCCGTTCTTGGCGATCCAATCCTTCATGCCGGCGACGGAGTTGACGCCCGAGGACATCCACGCATCCCGGTACGCTTCCCGGTTCATGCCGTTATAGGTGCCGTCGTGGCCGACCTGCGACGGCTGCACCGCGGCGCGCTGCTCGGCGTACGCCTGCGCCTGCTGCTGCTCGCTCGGCATCTGTGCCTGGATCTGGCCGGACACGGCCGGATCGTAGGAGGCCGCGATCCCGCCACCGCCCGCCGGCTGATAGCCTTCGACGTTCTCTTCAAACCACGGCATTAGAGCCTCACCGCGCCGCGCTGGAGCGCCTGCTGCAACTGTGGCGAGCCATCCGGCAGCATCGCCTCTTCACCCGTGGGCGCCTTGACACGCACCATGCCGGGCGCCTGCGGCTGTTGTGGCGCGCCCATCGACGCCCCCGCACCCATGCCGCCCATCGCCTGTCCGAACGCGCCACCGGGCGCCTGTGCGCCCATGACCGGCGCCTGCCGCGGCTCGGCCGCCTGTCCACCACCGGGCGCGAAACGGTTCTGCAGCGGTTGCCCGCCATACCGCGCCATCAGCCCGCCGAGCGCCTGCTCGCCGGCCTGCATGTAGGGATTGAGCGCGCGCTGCTGATCGCCATAAGCGCGCTCGGTAAACGCCTGCGCCCGATCGGCGCTCTGGCCCTGAATCCGCGCCGCGTCGCGCGCCGCGTTCGCGCCCTTGTGCGCCCCGTAGACGGACGCGCCGGCGCCCGCGGCGCCGATGATGGCTGGAATAGCAATAGCTGCAGGCATTTACGCGACCCTCAAAGAAAAGTGCTCACCCGTCAATTTGACCGCCCCGAGCTTGTGCAGCATGGCCGACACGTCCTCATCGACCGACGCCGTATTGACCGCCTGCGCGCCGCGGTTCTTGGCGATCTCGCGCATCCCCGCGAGCAGATGCCGCGCGACGCTCGACTTGCCGCGATGTGTATACGATGTCCACACACCCTCGACATGCAGCAGCGAGAAGGCCGACCAACAGCCGACAATCGCCCCGTGCTCGTCCTCGACCACCAGCACTTGCGCGTCCTCCGGCAGATGCGGCGCGAGCGCCTCGAGCTCGGTCCCAACCAGGCGCCCGTAGTCAGCCCGCGGCAGGATCCGGTGCGTCACTTGGCGACCCATCCCGTCAGCGTGCCGGCGCCGGATTCCTTGACGTAGAGCGTTGTTAGCGCCCCGCCGCCAACATCCACCACCAGATCCCCCGGATAACCCGACACAAACCCATTGGGATCCCCCGCGAACTTCTGAACCTGCGGCGCCGCGTTCAGCGCCGTCACGATCTCATCCATCCATTTTTGCCACTGCGGCGACACCCGGCCGGCCCCGTCGAGAAACGGCTCGCGATACCGCGGCGCCGAGAGCTTCAATTCGAGCCGCCTGTCGCCTCAAAGGCGGCCCCGACAATCGAGAACGGCACCGGATCGGAGCAGACAATCTCGGCGACGCCGCGCGCGCCGCGGAACATCCCGAGCCGGCTCCAGCAGACGCGCGTCGCATACGCGCCGATCGCGCCGAGGCTCGTCCAGTGCTCGTTCCCCCACGTCTTGCCGCTGTCGCGCGACAGCCGCAGCATGACCTGCGGATCTGAGCCCTGACCGCTCGAGAGGCCGACGCCGACCGCCGTCAGCAGTTGGAGCTCGGACAGGAACACGCGCGAATCGTCCGTCGAGGGAAACGGCGCCCGACGCAGCCGCCGCAGCGCCGCGCCGCCGGCATCCGTGTAGACCGTGCTCGAGAGCGAGTAGATCGCGCCCGTGGCCCGATCGAGCATCCGATGCTGGCCGAACGCCATCGCATGAAAGATCGGCCGGTACGCCTTCCACTCGGCCGCGGCCACGTCCCAATAGAGCCATTCAACCCACTGGCCCGAGGTCTGGTCGTACACCCACGTGTGATCCGCGGTCGGAAACGTCAGGATGTAGAAGCTGTGGCCCTCGTACTGCATCGAGAACCCGATCGCGTCGCTGATCGTCTCGTAGCCCTGAATCGCCGACTCGATCGCGTGATTACTGATCCGCTGCGGCACGCCGTAGCCGTTGCCCCGCAGCACCTTGCCCTGGCCCTGCTCGCTCGCATTGAGCCAGATCGGCGTGCTATCGACGCGCGCATAGGAGAAGGCCGCGCCGACGCCCTCTTCGATGACCGCGCCCGGCACCGGCGCAAAGACGAACGGATAGGCCGGCGATTGCGTCCCGAAGTTGCGCCAGATCTCCGAAGTCTGCGAGCCGCCGAGCCACACCTCGTCATGCACAACCTGCATGCCGACCCACTTATCGCCGGCCGACGCCCGCAGCGCGACTTGTGTCGGATCCCAGGTCAGCCCGTCGAGGTAATCGGAGATCCGCAGCGTCGAGGTTGCCGTGTCCAACGACAGGAAGTAGCCATCGAGATAGCCGCCGACGTTCGCGCCGGAGTTGAGCACCGTCGTGATCGAGTCCGTGCCGAGGTTGTAGCAATAGCCCTTGCCGCCCGACGTGATGAAGAGCTCGCCGCCGGCGTCGCCACTGCCCGAAATCGTCGCCGGCAGCCCGTCATTCTCAAGGCTCGCGCGCAGCGTCGCCGCGCCGGCGCTGTCGATCTCGTAAAACCCGTAGCCGATCACGGCGAACTCGCGCCCGTCCTGTGCGAAATGCGCGCGGCCCGGCGCCGTCGATACCGAGCCGAGCGTCGAGACGCCAGGCGCGCTATACAGCGCCCACGGAAACCGCGAGTCCGGCGACTCGGTGCGCCGCAGGAACATATTGATCGTGCGCTCGCAATCCGCCTGCACCGAGCGATCGGTATACGACGGCCCGATCAATGTCGGCCACTTCACCAGCGATCCCCCAGGAACGCCGAGCGGCTCGAGCCGCCGTGGCCGCGCAGCGCGCGATCAATCACCAGCTCCGATTCGCGATGATTCGCGCGCTTGATGTCCGCTTTCGAGTCGATCGCCTGCTTGAGCAGCCCCGGATCGATCGGCCGGCCGTATTCCGGCGCGAGCTCGAGCGCGAGATTCGTCCGAAAGAAGCGCCGATACCCCGGCGGGAACGTAAACGCCGTCGTCAGATCGGGAAACTCGGCCAGCGCCTCCGGCGTGTAGAGCACGAGCGTGCTCTCGCCGTCCTCCGGCACCGCATAGACCGAGAGCGTCGCGAGCCCGTTCGACCACGCGAAATCGCAGTAAACGCCCTCGACCTGTCCCGCCTGCGTCTTGTTCGCCACGGCAGCGCGCCGATCGTCGCTCAGCACCTTGATCTCGCGCTCGTAGCCGCCGACCACCAGGCCCGCGCGCTCGATCCAAATCGGCCGCGGCATGTCAATGTCGCCATCGACGCCGATCGTGTAGCTGGCCGTGCCGCTCGTGAGCGCGTGCTCGGTGCGCAGCAGGCGATACAGCGTCAGCCGCTCGATCCCGAGACTGTCGATCCAGTCGTTCAGCCGCTCGAGGCCGTCCGCGGCATCCTCGCTCGAGAGCGTTTCGCCAGCCGCGAGCACGCCAAGCTGCTTGAGCGCGCCCGAGACAATCGAGAGCCCCGTGACCGAGGCGAGGCCCGCGGGCGGTGTAACGACAGACGATGAGGACGAGGACGCAAGAAGCATTTATCGACCTACCCCTAGCAGGGACTTGAAGCCGCCGATCCCGGCGCCGCCACCACCGCCGGCCGCGTCCTTGAACGTCGCGACCCCAATCGCGTTGTATTGGCCGAGGTCGTTCGTCGCCGCCACTGTCTGCGCCGACGCCGCGACCGGAGTCTTGTATTGGGCGAAGATAAAAAGGCCCGCGCCAGAGGCAACCTGTGTCCATCCCGTGTCCGGCGACCAGGTGCCAGGCAACGAGTTACACATAGCGAAGGCGATCGCGACTTCGTTGGTCTGCGCCGGCGTAAAGGATCCGCTCGTGACCGTCGAGCTCGCGTCCGAAAAGCCGGCGAAGTTTGAGGCGTCGAGCGCGCTCGCCAGCGCCGCCCCGGAGAACTGCACCGCACGGATCGCCGGATAGGCGGCGCTGCCAATCGTCGCCGTCCATGTCGCCGCGGCGTTCGCGGTGGCGTTTTCCTTGCGCCAAATATCTAGCGACTGTCCAGCCGAGGCGTTTGTTGCCGTGCCCACATAGACAAGGCTGTTCGAGCCGCCATCGGAAACGGCCGACACCGAGACGCCGGAATTGTGCTTGACGCCAACGACGATCAGCGCCCCGCTGGCAACGTTCATCGTGCCGGACGTAGTAGCAATCGACGTGAGATTGCTCCCGCTGATGTCCTGCCCGTGTGCGGTGTCTACGAGCGCCATTAGACGCCCCCCCCTGCGCTGTGGTAGCGTTCGCTCTCTAGGAGGCGGATCCCATGATGAAACGTACGGCTCTCGTATTCGCGCTCGCGTGGCTGTGTGCTCAACCGGCGGCGGCGACCCCGTTTACCCTCACCCTTGACGGGGTGACATTGAGCGATGGCGGGACGTGGGCGGGATCCCTCACGTTTGATGACGCGCACAACAAGGATTGGTCGATCGTCGCCTCCGGTGGCGATACCGCCACGTTTCCAGCGTTCACCTACACGCCCCTCACCAGTCAGCTGATGGTGGCGACAGCGAACGTCATCTGGTTTCGCGCCGAGCCCGCGCCGGGGATCATCCGAACACTGCTGATCTCGATGGACCCGTCGTGGTTGGCAACGAGCAGCCCGATCGATCCCACGTCCGGAGCACAGTTCAGCCGCGAATGCTTCGAGTGCAACCCCTTCCGAGTCGTGATTGACGGCTCGCTCGTGTTGAATGGCGACATCGCGAATTACGGCTACCTGCGAGAACCCACGCCGCTCCCTACGCCCGTGCCGGAGCCCTCGGCACTCCTGCTGCTCGGCTCCGGACTGTTCGCGGCGTATCGTCGTCGCCGGCGTCATGCCGTTGCCAGCTCAATTTGCGCGAAGGTGGAGCGGTCTGACGGCTTGATCGCTACGTAAATCGGCGCGTCCCCAAACGTGTCGGCGAGCGTCTCGTAGACAGATGCGCAGGCATAGTCCACGCCCGCGATGCTCTGCCAGAGCGTCCCGGCGCCGAGCCCGTTGACGTGCATATCCGACGTGCTCACGTAGACCTGCCACGTCTTGCCGTTGAACCAGTCGTGGTTCTTCTCCCACGAGATGAAGAGCTTTTGCAGGGCCGGATCGTAGAAGCCGCCCATATTCGAGACGGCCACGCAATCGTCATCGGTGGCCGACACCCACCGCATGTCGTCCATGTACTCCACGACAGGTTCAGTCGCGCTCGGCTGCCAGAGAGTGGCGACATAGAACCGCGTGACGCGATCCCAATAGGTGGCATTCGGATAATCGAGATGCCACTCCATGTTGTTCCCGCCCTGCATCATCCAGCGGTCATCAAAGCCGGTGAAGAAGCCGATCGGGTCGAGGCTGTTGAGGCCGTAGTTGCCTGGGACGTATTGCACCGCCGCGCTAATCGTGCGGCTGGCCCCCGAGAGCGTGCCCGTCAGTGTGTCGCCAGCCGAGGGGATGCCGTTGTAGGCCGTCCAGAATCCCCACAGTTGGTTGTTGCCAGAGACTGACCATGGCGTGGCTTCATGCGAAACCTGAATCGTCACGCCAGAGGGGCTACAGGTCACTGGCTCGTAAGCCTGGAACGCGATGCCGTTTGTCGAGGACACCGTGCAATACGCGCAGGGTGTCGGCCAGGTCGTACGCATCCCGCCGGCGCGGAACATCTTGAACTTCATCCAGCGACCGTTGGTAGCCGGCAGGGTGACAGTGTGATACCCGTGCCCGCCCCGCAACTCCTGATCGTTGTTGCCCTTTTGCGACAGGGCCATCGAATACGCGCCGAGCTGTAAGCAGCCGTGCTCTGTGGCGCGGCCACCCGCCGTCACGGGCGTGTTACTGCGCTGATCCGGGTAGAAATAGAACTCCAGCGCACGATAGACGCCCTCGGTGTAGGCGCCGCCCTGCGTAACTTCGTAGGCGAACTTCGATCCCTGGTTCCCGCCCGCGGCATTCCACGGCTGAATGTCCACGTCCGCGCCGTAATCCGGATACGGCGTGGGCGCGCCGCCCTGCTTGTCCGTCGTCGTGATCCGCAGCATCTTTGTGCCGCTGATCGGCGTGACCCCGCCAGTCGCCGTCGTGATGTCCACATCGCCGATGGAGGCGTTGACGACATCGACGAATTGCCAGTTGGGATTGACGCCGGCGCCGTTCAGCCCGTCGAGGCCGTTCTCGAAGCCATCGAACAGCAGCGAAGAGCCAGCCCCGCCGCCACCGCCGCCAACCGTGGCCTTCGCCCGCCCAAACCGTCGATTGAGCTTGTTCGCCACTATTCGGCCGCCGAGTAGCCCTGCAGGTTGACCAGCACGCCCGCCGCGCCTGTCGCCGTCACTTCCGCGATCTCAACCAGCGTGTTCGCCGTGCCGCGGAGAGGCGGATCGAACTTGTACGTCCCGCCGCCGCCCGTGAACTGCGCCCACGAACGGTGCATAACCGTGCCCGAGGCGCCGTCGCGAATCAGCACTTCCGTTCCGATGGTCTGATGGGAATTGACGATCTGCGCCGATGTCACGTAATGACGAACGCCGGCGCCTCCAGCAGCCGCCGCCGTAACGCCCGTGGTGTTGACCAGGCCGCCCGCCGCCGCCGCGTATTTCCACGTCTGCGCAGGCGTCGCGTACGGAATCACAACCTGCTTACCCGTCAGCGTCGCGACGCCGAGCACGGCATCCTGATCCGCGACCGCGGCATCGGCCGCGCTCGAGGCGCGGAACATCGCCGCCGGGCCGGCCGTGGTGCCGACCGTCAGCGGTGCATCGTGCGTATAGTCCGACGAGGGCGTAATGGTCGCACCCGCCGCGTCCACGATATGCGCGTGCAGCCCGCGCGCCGCCGTCATCTGCAGCGCGCCGGCCTTGCCAGTCGTCAGCGTATCGGGGGAAGAATTGTAGACGGCACCGATCGGCGTGATCGAGGTCGTCGCCATCGTAAAGGCCGCTTCGTCCGCGATCGACGTGCCGCCAGAGCCAGCGCCGGACGTGATCGCGACCTTGAGCGAGCCCTGCGCGTTGACCTGCAACTGCGCGTGATCGTTGTCGGCATCAACCAGGGACGTATCGGAGTCGCGGCGCACCGCGAGGATCGCGATCCCCTTGTTGGCCGAGAGCGCCTGGGTGTCCTCGGCGTATACAACGTCATCGAGCAGTTGCAACGACGTAAGCAACGAGAGCTGCGTCGCCTCCGTGGCCGCGCCATCCGGCAGTGCGCTGCGCGTTACGTCAACATCGAGGCCGTACGTCGCATCGCCGTCGAGCCGAACGGCGCTGTCCTCGAGGCCAGCGACGAGCTTGATCAGCTGGTAGTGCTTGCCGCCTACTTCGTCCGTGGCGACATCAATATCGCCTTCGGCCGTTGTGATCGTAACGTCGTTCGCCATTTACTTGTTGTCCTCGGTGAACAGCACACAGGCGTAATGGTTCGCGCCGCCGGCGCCGCCCGTGGCGTTCCGGACTTCGATCCCCGTCGTACCGCCCTTGTTGATGCGCAGGGGATTGACGCCCGAGCCCGCGGCATCGAACAGCACCAGCGCCACGGCGTTATTGATCGTGGTTGTGGTTGACACGAAGTAGGAGCCGCCGACCAGCGTTGAGCCGTCCGTGCCGCCACCGGCCGCGCCGTAGCGCACGATCCCGGTAAAGACGGAGCGCAGCGGATTGACCGGCGCCGGCACAATCAACGAGCCGCCCGTCGAGGCCGCCGTCGTGGTGCGCAAAATGTATTGGTGATAGCCCGCGGTCGTCTGCGTGCCCGGCACGATCCAGACGCGATGGACGAGCACGCCGCGATCCGGCCCCGCCTCGAGGTGCAGCATGTCGGCCGCGGCTGTGACGGCCTGCGCCGCCGAGCAGGCGACGTACGTCGAGATGTCCTGCGCCGCCACCGGGCGCGCGAAGCACGCCACGAGAACCGCCACGAGTGAGAGTCGCTGAATCATGGGGCTTGCCTCAGAAGAGAGAAAAGGAGAGCGCCCGGCGACCAGCTCGAGGCCAGCCGCCGGGCAGAGTCGAACGACTTACGCAGCGCCGGAGGCGACGCGCACAACCCACTCGGGGCGCAGCACCTTGACGCCGTACTTCACGTCGAAACGGGCCTTGAAGCTGTCCGTGTCGCCGTCGAACCACCGCACGAAGCGCAGCGAAATGCCGAGCTGCCGATCGGTCTTGGTCGAGGCCATGTCAACGCCTTCGGGCTTCGGCAGCGGGCAGAACGCCAGCGCGATCGCCGACTTGTGCCAGGCCGCACCCTGCGAGCCGGCGGTCGAGGCCGCACCGAAGAACGTCAGCGCCTGCGCCGACGCAATCGCCGCCGAGATGTTCTGACGCGCACCGCTCGAGTAGAGCGGCGGATCGACCGAGAGCGTCAGGTTGCCCGAACCGTCCGAGCTGCCATCAGCCGTCACGCGGATCTGCATCAGGACACCCGTCGAGACTTTCGACACCGGGTTCACGCTGTAGATCCCAGGCAGGGTGAACACGTCATTGGCCTTGACGCGCGCAGCCGCCGCGGCGGTCCAGCCGTTCGTGACGATGGTCGTCGCCCCGTTCGCCGGGATGCCGTTCGTCGCCGGCGTGCCGCCGAGCGGGCCGACCGTGTGCGAGGCCAGGTTCTGACTCATGTCCCAATCGAACCCGGCGACGCGCTTCGCCACTTCGCCCGATCCGAACTGCTCACCGAGCTTGCTCTGCGAGTTGAACAGCCCCTTGAGGAAATCGATCGCATCGGCCTGCATCTGCGGTCCGATGATCATGGCGCGCTGCCCGTCGCGGGGCGCCGCGTTCTGATCGAGCTTCACGCCGGCCGCGAGGTAGGTCGAGAGCGCGCTCGGCACCGTGCCCTGCGTGCCAACGATGTTGTGCGTCTGCTTGGCCGCGGTCAGCACAGCCTTGTCGATCTCGTTCGCCAGGAGGGCGGCCTGCGGCTTGATGATCTGATCGGAGAAGGACGACAGATCCTGCTTGAACTCGTCCGAGTAGATCTCGGTGTCCACGCCGATCTGCGTATCGACCAGCATGGTCGTGTACTGATCTTCGATGTTCTGCGCCGAGTAGGTCCGGCCAGAGCGTACCGTGTACTGGTTCGGCTTGCGAACGCGGATCGTGTCTGAGCGGTTCGATCCGCCGTGCGTGCCGAAGAGTGCTTCCTTCTTGCGGTCGGTGTGCTTCGCGGCAACGAGATTGTTCTCGAGGACGCTCAGCCCTTCCAGCGAGATAATGTCGTCAGTGAGAAAGGCGTTAGTTGCCATTGGGCAACCCCCATAGAGGCCCGCGTGTGCGGGTGTTCTATGCGAGTCGCCCCGGCCGGCTTAGCAGGGGAATCGCAGTCGTTCGTCGTCGCACGGGACCGGGCCGACGTGTGCGCCCCCGTGCGTTCGTGCTGGCGGCCGTACCGCGCTCGCGCGCGCTCAGTCCTGCTCGGCCAACACCGCGAACAGGAACGAGCACCCCTTACGAGGGTGAGGCGCGCGGCTTACGGCCGGCGAGTCGTCCCGCGCGTATACCGCGCCGGGTTAGCTAGCACGCACGAACTGATTGCGGTTCTTCCGGAACTCCGCGATCGAATTGCTCTTCGACGGGTCAAACCCGCCGGCCGGCGTTTCCCCGACCACCGGCACAATCGGCGCCGGCGCCCGCGAGACTGGCGCCGCGGGCTTCTCGGCCGGCGTCGCCGCCGCCTCGAGCTTCCCAACCAGGCGCCCGATCTCCACCCAGGGATTCGGCGCCGATCCGATCCGCGCGTTCAGGCTCGGATCCTTCGCCACCGCATACGCGATCTCGTGGCCGAGCTCTTCGTGCAGCGTCGCCGCCTCGATGGTCGGATGGAATACGTGACCATCCTTAACGAACGCCGTCAGCACGTCATCGAAGTCTGGATGCGCCTCGACGCCAGTCGCTCGAACCTTGTCGATCCGCGTCACGTAGTGCTGCTGCTGCTGGCTCTGCGCCACAGCCTGTCGTTCGGCCTGTTGCGCCGCAACGTGCGCCGCGAGCTTCTGCTCGGCCTTCCAGTCGCCGATCGCCTCGACAAAATCTTCGTACGTGGCGAAATCGTCCACCTTCGGCTTGGCCGTCGCGACCGGCGCCGCGGGCTTCTCGAGCGCCGCGAGCTTGGCCTCGAGCGCCGCGACCTTCGCGCGCTCGGCCGCCACCGACTGATTCTTCTCGCGCGTCAGCTCATCGATCCGCGCCTGCAGCGAGCTCTTTTTCGCCGCGAGCGCCTTCCCTGCCTCCGATGCCGGATCGGGCTCAGCCTCGACCTTCGGCTCGACCTTCGGCGCCTCGACCGGCTCGGCCGGCGCGGTTTTGCCGGCGCGGTAGTCGGCCAGGCTGGCCGCTTCTGGATCCGACACAACCTCGACAGGCGCTATCGGTTCGACATTGGCGACCTCGGCTACAGGCTCGGACATGCGTTACCCCTCAACTATGGATGATTCTTTGTGTGAGCGCAAATCTATTTGCCGCCGAGCGCCTTCGGCTTGCCGCGATCCGTCCAACCGCCGCCAGGGATCGGGACTTTGGTCTGCCAGTCGTTCCCGCGAAACTTGACCAGCGGCGCCGCTTCCGGGATCCACTCCATGCGCGCGTTTTCAAGGCATAACTGGCACACCGGCGTGGACGCGGCGGGCGCCCGCAACTCGTGCGAGCAGATCGGGCAGCGATACAGGTTCTCGATCGGCACTACGCCGCTTTCCCCTTTGGATCCGGCTTGCTGGCCTGCATCTGCGCTGCGTGCGCGTGCTCGATCCGCTGCGACTCGCGCGCCGTGTCCCGGCTATCGACATGCACCGCGGCTTCGTGCGCGTGATCGGCCGCCTGCGTCTCTTTGGCGACATTCGCCTGTAGCGCAGCCTTGGAGAGCTCGGCGTTGAGCTTCATCTGCGCGAGTTGCCCGTCGATGTCGGCCTTGTACTTCGCGACCTCGGCCTGCAACATCGCGATCTTCTCTTTGCTCTGAATCTCGGCGCCGGCGATCTTTTCCTTGCTCTGCGCCTCGATCTGCTTCGTCTCGATGACCTGCTGCGCCTGTTGGAACGCCTGCTGCAACATCTGGAACTGCTGCCCGAGCTGCGCGAGCTGCGCCTGCGCCTGCTCCGGCGTCGGCCCGTTCTCCTGATCCTGCAGCTGCGGCGGCAGCATCTTCTTGAGCCGCTCGGCGATCTGCTTCGCGTTCGGCAGATCCATGTTCTCGAAAAACAGGTCGCCGACCACCTGGAACAGCGCCGGATTCGCCTTGAACAGCTCGGCCATCTGCTCGACAAACTCGGCGCGCGCGCTCGCGTACGACGGCCCGGCCTGCACCGTGACATCGAACTCGCCGACCGACAGATCGTAAATCTCCGTCACGCCTTCCGGCAGCTGCGGCTGGCCCGTCATCGGATCCGCCGCCGGCGGCTGGCCCCCATGCACCATCACCGTCTTGGGCTGATTGTCGAGCCCGAGAATCCGCACCACCCGCGGCGCATCGTAAATCTTCGGCGCCAGATCGACCAGGATCCGCCCGCCGAACCGCACGCCGCGCGCGAGCCCATCGAGATAATCGCTGTTGCCGTGCTCGCCCTGCGACTGCCGCGCGCGAATGGCGACGCCCGACATTTCGCGCGTTTCCTGCTGGTTGGTATCGAAGAATCCCGTCGCCGCGCGAATGTCGTTCTCGGCGCCCTGTGTCTCGCGCATCATCGCCTGGATCGGCGGCTCGGCCGTCTGGCGCTGCGGCGGCGGCGCCAGCGTCCCGCCCAACGTCACCGGCTTGTACTGCAGATACGGCTGATTCTTGCTGTTCGCGTTCTTCCACTGCGCGAGGTACGGCTCGATCTGCCCCTCGGCCACGAGAAACGGCGCCTTCGGGGCGAGCGCCATCGCCTCCGTTGTCGCCGACTTCCAGTAGTTGAACATGCGCTGCGGGTCTTTCGCCCCGCGCACCATGCCACGCACATCGACCTTGCCTTCGATGTCGATCTCTTCGCCCAGGACGCAGACGTACGGAATGTATTTGCCGGCCCACTCGTACGGCTCGAGCACCTCGAGCGCCGTGATATGGTCGCAAAACACCTTGCGCGTTTCAACCTGAATCGTCTTGCCGTTCGCGAGCGTCTTGTCGGCGCGCGTCACCTCGACGCGCCAGTACTTCGCCACGAGGATCCGCTCGCCCTCGATCCACATCGGGCCTTCGTCGCCCATGCCCTCGAGCAGATCGGACGTAACGAGCTTCGCGTGCTTGTAGCGCGCCGTAAACTCTTCGCGCTCGAGCCATGTTGTCTCGAACAGGTAGCGCCGATCGCGCCGATCGCGCTTCTGCGCCGCGGGATCGTCGTAGACGCTGAACGGGTTTCGGATCCGCTCGCAGACGATCCGCTGGTTGCCGGAGCCGTCCTCGAGATACTCGGTGCAGTACTTCCACCACCCGATACCGATCTCGGTCTGGTCCTTGCCGGCCTGGTCGTAGGCGTCATCGGCGTCCGACTGGTTTTCGATATGCCGTACGAGCCCCTGCAGCACTTCGGCCGTCTTGGGATCGGCGCTGTTATCGACCGCATTGACCTGAATCGCCGGGCGCATCTTGCGCTGCTGGTTCGTGACCTGCTTGATCTGCGGCTTGAGCCGATCGATCGTCAGGCACGGCCGCCCGTTGTCCTCCCGCTCGGACTTGATCTTCGCGTCCCACTGCTCGCCGGCCGCAAACTTCTTATCCTCGAGCTGCAGGATCCGCAGCGTGTTGACGGCATCGCTCGCAACCTTGAACCGCTTGCGCGCGAGCTCGAGCAGCGCGTCATCCTTGCCGGCCGGCTTCTTGTCTGTCTCAGTCATGGAGCATCCACACTTTGGCCGAGCACACGCTGCCATGCGCCGACTTGGCCGCCTGCAGCGCCGCCGCCGGCACCGCTGATACCGGATGCGCGCAGGCGCAGCAGATCTCGCGCAGAATCGTGAGCGGCATTACTTGCCGGTCAGCAGGAACTTGAGCCGGCCCAGGAAATCGCGCCCGAAGAATGCGCGCCTCTGGTCGTTGACGGCATCGGTGAGCGTGTCCACCGCGCGCTGCGTGTCGCGCGCCAGGCCGTTGTGCTTCGTGATGAGGGTATCGAGCGTTTCGGCCTGCGCGCGGACGACTTGCCGTGTCTTACGCGCCGACAACGGATGGGATGGCATTACTACCAACGATACGCTGTGTTTGCGCAAGCGTCAAGAAACTTGACGTTTTGTGGTATGCGGCACCGGAACCAGACACCCGAGCGCCCCGCAATCTGAACACGCCAGCCGCTCGAGCGGCCCGCTATGGCTGCTCTGGCCCTGCGGCAGCTTCACCGGCTCGCGCTTAGCCACCCATCCAGCCTTGCCCGCCGGCGTTCGCCCAACCGCGGCCGAACTCGTCCTCTTCCTTCGGCGCCACCGGCGCCCGATGCCTCACCGCCAGGCCGCGGAACGCATCCGACCCGTGACTTGCCCAATCATGCACCGGCACGCCGGTAAACTGCCCCAACTGCTTATTAAAGGCCGATTTGTAGTTGCGCAGCGCCTCGAGCCCGCGCTCGCACTTCTCGGCATCGAACCAGCACCGCGGCAGCAGCATGCGCACCGCCTTAATGCCCTCCGACACCTCGAACCCGGCCGCGCCGTGCAGCCGCGGCGTTGTCTCAAACTTGATCCCGTGCTCGCGCGCCACCTCGAGCCGGCTCTTGCCCGTGCCGAGCTCGCGCACCGCAATATCGTGCGGCGCCCAATGCGTCCCGTAGGCGTACGGCTTCTCGCGCACCTCGGCCGCCACCTGCGGAATGCCCTTGCCGGCCGTCTCGTAGTAGTCGATGCACCGCACCTCGCCGCTGCGCAGCGATTGCGTAAACCAGATCGTCAGTAGGTCATCCATGCCGAGATCCCAATCGGTATCCACGGGCAGCATGGGATCGTACGGCACACGCGTAATCCGGCCCTCGAGCTTGGCCGCCGACATCTGCTCGGAGTAAAACGCGCCCTTAATCGCGGCTTCTGGCGACAAATACCACTCCTGATCGAACTCGGCCTGCGTCATCACGCCCTGCGCAACGAGCTTCCGATCGTCCTCCATTGCCCGTTCCAGCGCCGTAATCGTCGGCCCCGACTCCGTTGACAGCGATACGTCGATGTCCTGCCACACGGCATACCAATCGGGCTCGTTCTTCGCGCCCTGGTAGGTCTGATACAGCTGATCCTTGCCCTTGATCGTGCCGGCAAAGATGGCGTATCCCAAGTGATCGCCGAGCGCCTTCGACAACACCTCGCCGAAGGCGTTGCTCGGGATCTGCGAATACTCATCGAGCGAGAGGCCGCTTAGCGCCGGGCCGCGGAGCGAATCCGGATCATCGGCGCCGATTAGCTGGATCTTGTGGCCGCTCGGATACCGGATCGACATCTCCGACTCGTTGGGCTTGTGCCCCGGAATCGGCCGCGCGTATTCCTTGAGCATGTCCCAGGCCACGAGCCGCGCCTGCTTCAACGTCGGCATCACATGCCAGTACACGCGCCGCTTGAGTAGTGGCCGCAGGAACGACTCGGACGCATCCGGCAGCAGATAGCGCAGCCGCGCCATCTCCCACGCATCGTCCATCGCCGCACGCTGATGATGGTTGAGAATCGCCGTCGTCTTGCCGGCGCGCCGATGCAGCACCAGCGCCGACCAGCGCCGATAGGAACCGTGGAGCTTCCGCGCCCAGGCTCGAGGCGCGTACGGGATGACTATTCGCTGGTCAGCCACGTAATCGACAGCCCGCCCGAGTGTTCGACCTTCTCGGTCAGGATGCCGAAATGCTTCGCCAGCATGTCGAGCGCCTTCGGCTTGTCCCACAGCTTGAACTTATGCACCATGTCGGATCGGCCGTCGCCGGCCTCGACGTTGCGCACCAGAATCTCGACATCGGCGAGCGCCGCACCCTGCGCTGCGGTCAGCTCCGACATGGCCTTCGGCGTGCCGTCCTCCCGATAGAAACTGCGCCGATCGGCCAGCGCCAGGCGCCCAATCTCCTGCAAGATGCGCGCGGCGTCGAAGTCGAGCGTCTCGAGCTGCTTCGCCTGCCGCGCCTTGACCTCTGCCGAAATATTGGCTTTGGCTAACAGCCGCGACGCCTGCTCGTTGGCCGTCTTGGGGCTGTAGCCGGCACGAATCGCGGCTTGTGTGCCGTTCAGGTCAATCAGGTATTCGGCGACAAATCGCGCCTGCTTTGGGGTCATTTTTCTGGCTGTTCTCGACTATTTCAGTCTACAGACGCCTTGACGCACGCGCAAACGCATCATCCCTGCGGCTCCTTCGCGGGCTCCGGGGCTGTCCGCGCCTCTCCTAATCCCGGCCGTGCATACGCCACCATGCCGTAACAGCGATTACAGATGATGGCGTTCGGGCCACCGCAATGCACGCACTTCGACCGCTCGTCCTCTCTGGGGTGGGCCTCCGGCTCGTCAGGGGGTGCAGCCCGCGTTGCGAGACAGTCAGGGCACGTCACATAGGCCCATTCGTAGGCCGCTGTCCCGCGTTCCTTGGTTCGCTTGCCACACGCCCCGCCGTCGAAAGCACCAATGTAATGCTTGCGGGGCGGCTCGTCAGGGGGCGGGGAGGCGAGGGAGGCGAGTGCTGGATCGATAATCTCTTTCACACGCTTCGCCACTGATGGCACGAACAGCGGCACGCCCGCACGCTGACCGGTTGTTCGTAAGGCGTGGTCCGCATGAGCCTGAAGTTCCAATAGCGCGGTCACGAGCCTCTGGTAGACGGGATCAGACACCACAAAAACCCTCGCATTCGTTGCGGAACTTGGAGTGCATCGTTAATTGCGCCCGCTGCATGTTGACGCGCCCAGGTTTCAACTTCACGAGATGGAGAGGCTGCCGGGAGTCGTGGAAGTACGGCACACTCCGCAGTTCTGTGGTGCCGGTGTACGCGCCCTGAAGTTCCGTCTCCTTGTCGATCGCGTCCAGCATCTCGTCCGGTGTTAACGCCAGCCACGAGTCATCGTCTCGAAATGGGCAGTACGTGCAGGCCGAGCGCGGCGGATCGGGATAGCCGTGACTGCTCAGCCACCCGTGACAGTCGCCCCGCGTCATCCCGGCATCAATCAGCGGCCATGTCGCCTCAATCCAGGGGAGCGCGGCTGGCTTCATGCGGTCGGCCTCGTCGCTGCTAATGCCGATCCACATCTCAACCAACACGCCATGTCGCTTGGTCACGCGCTTCAGGCCGAGCAGTTCTCGGCATTTCCGCGTCACCGGCTCGACCTTGAAGGTGCGCGTGCATTGCCGCTTGCCCATGCCCTTTTGCAGCCCCTCAACGGTGTAGACCGGGATCCCGGTGGAGATGTACGTCCGCTGCCCGTCCCGCGTGCGCCGCACCGCCGACGCAGACCGCCAGAGGTTCCCCTTCGTGACGACATGGGTCGGAAACGGCAATCCGCCGGCTTGATACTCCCCAGGGATGGCGCGATACGCGAGCCGGCCGCGGGGCGTCCGATACGACTCGTAGCCCGCGCCCGTGAGCCATTGGAGATGCTGGTACACGGCGAGCGGCTCCCCCTGCGTGCAGGCAAAGATGGCGGCGTCCGGTGCCGGCAGTTCGCCGTGCTTAGCCATGAGCGCCATGGCACGGGGATTCCGGATCTCGTAGTGGGAAAGGTCCCGTGGACGGGCTTCTACGTCGACAGAGACCGAGACCGACAGAAGTTTGAGCGGGATTGGAAAGCAGGAAAGCTGGTGGCGCCCTGGTGAGAGCGTCCACCGTAAGTCCTTCCACGAACGTGGATGACAAAGCTGAGTATGGCAGAACCGAGCGTTCGGTTCAAGCACGGCGGGGCTGGTGGTCGGCGCGTAACGCGAGCGCCCGCTCCGAAATCATCGAATCACCACCTGACCAAACGCGCCGAATACCTGCACGAACTTGGACGGTTGATCGCCGAGATAGCAGACGTAGCCGCCGTGGCTTGGGCTGCTGCGCTCGAGCCGCGCCTTGAGCTTCCGGCCCTGCACTCGTCGCACGAGGTTCTCGGCGTCGATCTTGGCAAGCCGCTCGGCCTTTTTCGCTTCGTTCTCGACAAAGGCAATCCGCCGCGATGGCACGCACAGCGCAAAATCCAGCGGTGTCAGGTTGGGCGTAACGACCTGCAACGTCTGCAACTGCTCGAGCGAGTAGCCGATCCAGACCGCTTGCGTAATCGCCTGGTAGTGCCACGCGGCCATCAGCGACCGCCAGAACTCCCCGACGAGGCCGCCGGGCGGGTTCACGAACACGCGCCCATGCCACGGACGAAACGTGCCCTCGTCGTCTGCCGTGTAAAACTGCTTGGCCTTCACGATCGCGTTCGCCTCGGCATGCGACGCCGGATCCAGATCGATCCCGCCCATGACTTCGCGCGCCGCCTCGACGTAGGCCGCCGGCGTATACCACTCGGCCGAGTCCATCGAATGCCGCGCCGTCAGGCTGCTTCCGGAAACTTGATCGCATCCTCGATCGTCCGCAGCGTGATCGGCGCCGGACCCGACCAGCTCGAGCGCCACTTCACCTGCGCCGGCTTGAATCGCCCCTTCGGCTGCTTGATCTCGACCCACCATAATTTGTCGCCCTTTCCCACCACCAGATCCGGAATCCCCGTGCCTGACACGAACGCGACCGCAAACCCGCGAGCGCGCAAGATCTGGACGATCTCGAGCTCGTTGCCATCACGCCGCGCCGCGCGCCGATGAATGCTCAGGACGCCACCCGTTCACTCATCGAATCGAACCGTGTATGCTCCGCGCTCCACCGCAACGTGACGAGCCCTGTCGGTCCCTTGCGGTTCTTCGCGATAATCAACTCGGCGATCCCCGCGTTATCCGGCGTCGCCTGGTATTCCTCCGGCCGGTGCAGCAACCAGACGGCGTTCGCGTCCTGCTCGAGCGAGCCCGACTCCCGCAGATCCGACATGCGCGGCTTGGACTCGCTCCGCGCCTCGGAGCCTCGATTAAGCTGCGACAGCGCCAGAATCGGCACATGGAGCTCGCCGGCAAGCTGCTTCAATCCGCGAGACATGGCGCCCACTTCCACGACGCGGTTATCGAAACGCCGCTCGGACGAAAGGAGCTGGATGTAATCGAGCACGATCAGCGACAGGCCGCGCGTCGCCTGAATCCGCCGCGCCTTGCTCCGGATCGAGGCCACCGTCTGCGCCGCGGTATCGTCCACCAGCAACCGCGAGCCCCCGAGATCCGCGCGCACCGTCGCGAGGCGCTGTAGCATGCCGGCATCGCTCTTCCCGCCCATCAGCCGATGCATGTCGATCCGGCCGAGCGCCCCGACCAACCGCTGTGAGAGCTCTTCCTCGGACATCTCGAGCGAGAAGAAGGCCACCGCCTCATCACGCGACCGCGCCGCGGCATCGGCGATCGTGAGCGCGAGCGCGCTTTTCCCCATGCCCGGCCGCGCCGCCAGGATGATCAGGTTGCCGGCGTGCATGCCGTGCGTCATCCGGTCCAGATCGACCAGCCCCGTCAGGAGCCCCACCGCCGGCCGGCCCTCATCGACCGCCTGCTCGATCGCCGGCCAGGTCGCCGCGAGCGCCGCCTCGATCGACCGCGGCTCGCCCGTCACCGTCGCCCGGCCTACGTCTAGAATGGCCGTTTCCGCGCGTTCTACGGCCGCCTGGGCGTCGATACCCGCGTCTTGGGCCTCGGCTATGACCTGCGTCGCAATCGCGTGCAGGCGGCGCCGCAGGGCCGCGCCCTTGACCATCTGGCAATAGGCGCTCACGTTAATCGACCGCGGGATCCCGTCGCCCAGGCTCGCGAGGTAGGCCGGCCCGCCGACATCCTCGAGCACCGCCGCCGACAGCGAGCCCCGCAGCGTCACGGTATCGATCGGCTGCTTGCGCTCGGCCAGCGCCCGCATCGCCTCGAAAATGACCCGGTGCGCATGCCGGTAGAAATCGCCGCCCGTGACCGCCGCGAGGACATCATGCACGGCGTCAGGGTTGATCAGCATGACGCCGAGCACGGCGCGCTCGGCCTCGAGGTCGCAGATCGGCCCGGCCGGCGTCATCGGCTCCCCGCCATGCTCGCGCGCATCGACGCGATCGCCGCCTTCCGCTGCTCCGGCGTCGCCTGCTCGGCGTCCCACTGCTCGAGCATCGCCCGCGTCGCCTCGGCGCTCGGGATCGGATCGGTCAGCTTGTCTTTGCGCCGGAGCGCCGCGAGCCGCGCGCGCTTTTTCAGGGCCGAGAGCAGATCCTCCGGCGTCCCGTGCGTGGCGTAATCCGCCGCCGCCTCCCGATACAGCGCCGCATAGTCGAGCCCATCGGCGTACTTCCCGACCGCATCGACCGCCGCATCGCGCACGATCGCGTGCTGCGCCGGCGATACCCGCAGCCCTGGACCGCTGAACACTAACGGCCCGCTCTTGCTCTTCTCTTTAGGAGAAGGAGAAGGAGTAGGAGACGGAGAGCTTTTTTTAGCTTCCGTTTTCAAAACCACTAGGTTTTCACTAGCTTTGCTAGTGCTAACCACTGGCCGGCCGCCCTTGCGTCCGTTTAACTGTCGGCTGCGCCTAAACTTGCGCTGCTTCTCGCGCTCGGCGTCGAGCCGCTTGTGCTGCCATAACCCCTCGGAGAGATAGAACCGCGGCCGAATTTCCGCCCACAGCGCCTCGAACGTTGGCACGTCTTGCGCGAGCACGCGCGCGAGCATTTCCGGGTTGTCTGGAATGCCATGCTCGAGCCAGCAGAACGCCAGCAAGTCCACATAGACGCCGCGCGCCGCGTTCGACATCGAGCGCACATGGAAGTCCGAGAGCCACGTATCAGCGTAGAACTGAAAGGCCGGCGCTTTATTCATGGGTGGAGAGGCCGACAGTATAGCAAGAAACTTGACGCGAACAACAACAATCTATTGACGCGCGCGCGAAATCCCGTGACGTTTGCCGACGTGCCGCGCCTGGTCCCGCGTCACCCCCGCCGCCTGCGCCACGCCGCTGTAACTCACGCCCTTACGCAGCAGCTCGAGGACCACCGCCGCGCGCTCCGGCGTCAGCGCCGGATGCTTACGGTAGGTTGTCGCCCGCACCACCGGCACGCGCTCGACCCGCGGCCGACCGCGGCGCTGCTGGATCTGCTCGACCTCGCCGCGCTGCAGCGCCTCCCACCGCTCCAACGTCGGCGAGTGGTAGAGACTGCTGCGGCCCTGATAGCCGGACAGCCCCGGCGCCGTCCCGCTGCACTCCAATGCTCCGTTCCACACAGCCTCGAGCACTTCGATCGTCATGGTTTCATCCTTCCGATATGCGCGCCGCTCGGCCCGCCGAAGTGGCAGCCGTGGCACAGCAGGAAATTGTTGGAGACATCGAGCGGATCGCCACCGAGCGACCGCGGCAGCAGATCGTGGACTTCGCCACGCGCCGGATCTGTCGGATAGGTTTCTTTGGGCTGGACGCAGCGCCGGGCGCACCGCCGGCAGACGCCCCGATCGCGGCGCCAGACGGCCGCCACGACTTGCGCCCGCGTCAGCCGGCGCACCCGCCGCGCGTCGCGCTTCTCGACCGCGAGCCGCTTCTCCGGTTTGGGAAACGCGAGACTCACTCGCGCCCCGCCCATCGCCGCTCTTCGCGCTCGTCGCCAGGATGGCCGTAGGTGCGGCCGTCGTCCTCGTCCCGCTCGCGCGGATCATCGTGCGACCGCTCGCAGACCTCCGCGCCCTCGAGCTCGGCGTGCAGTTTCTCGCAGAGCATGTAGGGATACTGCTTTTTAGGCATTACGCGGCCCTCGCAATCTGCCATTCGTCCGGCGACTGGATCGCGACGCCGAGCTCGGACGGCGCCCACACCAGCACCCAATCGATCAAGTGCCGGAACTCTTCCACCGACAGATCGGAGCTCGACGCCTTGACCGGGATCGCCTGACCCGTTGGCCCCGGCGTGTAACCGAAGCACTCGCCGAGCAGCGCATAGTGCATCTGGTTCGGGCTGTACCCGCAGTGCTCCGCGAGCCGTGGCACGGGCTCAGCCCACCAGTACGAGTTTTGGTCTAGCGTCCGCTTGCTCTTCGGCTTCCGAAAGACCAGCTCGACGCGCTGCCCGGCGAACTGCCGGCAGACTTCGCCAAATCGTCCGTTGGCGTCATGCCGGAGCACGCCGAGCTCGTCCACGCGCGCCGGCACCACGAATTGCGCAGCCATCAGCGTTTCTCCCCGTTGCAGACGTGAAACGCGCCGGCCGCGTCGCACCAGTAGACCCGCAGCCGAAAGGCCGCGCGACGAAAGGCGGCCCGCGCCGCCGCGATCGACGTGTAACACCGCTTCCCGCATGACGGACAGATCACGGGATCCATGATGGTTAGAACGGAATCTCGGAGTCCGGCAGATCGGTTACGTCCTCGAACCCGCTCACGTCGAATCCGCCGTTGTAGGCCGGATCGATCGGGCCAGGCTCCGGACCCGCGTCAGCCTTCCAGCCGCCGCGGATCCGCTTCGCCCATCCGCGCGCCCGTGCTGCGTCCTTGCGCTTGTAGAGCGCGACCGGCTTACCGCTGGCCGTCTCTTCGTTGTTGGCCTCGGCCTGCTTGGCGAAGTACTCGAACGTGCCCGCGAGCAGATCGAGGAACTCGGCCGGGCACTGGCTCATCGTCAGCCCCTTGCAGGAGTCGCCGCGCCAGTCGCGCGGGTTGAACTTGACCTGCGGATCCCCATACTGCGAATCCAGATCGCGATCATCGGCGACCTCGAGCCCGCCGCCGCCGCCGGCCGACTGCCGCAGCAGCGCCTTGAGCGAGGCATCGATGCTCTGCAACAGCCGGAGCGTTTCGACGCGCGGATCGGTTGCCATTACGCCGCCCCTTCCGTGAGCTCTTCCGGCGCATAGAGCCCGAAGAGAATATCGGCGTAGACGAGCCGCGCGAGCTTGGACGACGCCCGCGCCGCCAGCATGTCCGCGGGATGCTTGCCCCACGAGGACTTGCTCCACTTGAGATCGTCACCGACGAACGCCGCGCGACCCTCCGCGATCGTGTAGGACAGCCGCACCGGCTCCGGCTCGTCCTTGCGCCACGTCTCGAACGTCGCGATCTCGGCCGTCCGCTCGACAATGCGGAAATACTTCGCCGCGCCCGACCGCAGCACCAGGCCGCGCATCGCATCGGCCGCCAGCGCGTGCTTGCCTTCGATGACATGGAACGCGCGCAGGGAGGCGATAGCCTGCAGACCGAGCTCCCGGCCCGCGAGCACCGTCGAGAGCACCGCCTGCGCCGTGCCGTAGCCGTTGAACATGCGCGCCTGATACATCTGGTTGGCGAGCTGGAACGCCTGCCCGAGCGAGCGCGGCTCGAGCTGCCGCTCGAACTCCACCGGCGCCGGCGCGAGGCCCGTTGACTCGATCGCCTGTCCCTGCCCCTTGACCATGCCGAGTGCCTGCACGTTCGCCGCGGCAGCCTCCGTGACCGTCACCGGCGGCCCCGGCTTCATAGCCTCGAGCGCCGCCACGGCACCCGACGCCGCCGCGTGCTCGACCAGCGCACCAACCAGGGAGCGCGGCGCATCGTGGACGCCCACGACTGCGGCAACGCTCTGCTTCGCCTCTTCCAGTGTCATCTGCCCCATGTCGCTCATTTCTTCCTCCATCGGCGCCACGTTGCGCGGCGCGCGTTCTGCTGTGACTTCCTCAAACGGAATCGGCGCATCGGTGCGCAGCGTGATCAACTGGCAGACCGTCGCCCGGCGCGCGTCGAACTCTTTGAGCGCCGTCGCCAGCGCCGGCTTGAATGCCACAGGATGCTTAGACAGCGACTCGTAGACGGCCTCAAGATCGCCGTAGGCGCGCAGCAGTTCTTTGGCCTTGACGGGCCCGACGCCCTTCGCGCCCTTCACGTTGTCCGCGGAATCGCCGACCAGCGCCAGGTAATCGCGCATCTGCCACGGCTTGATGCCGAACTTGGCTTCTACGGCGTCAAGGTCGTAGACGTTCCCCGACGCCGGCGACAACACGCGCACCTCGCCGCCGCCGAGATGCGGCCCGACCAGATACAGCAGATCCTTGTCGGCCGAGACGATCAGCACGTCGAGATTGCGCGGCGCACGAACCGCCGTCATGGCCGCCGTCGCGATCAGATCGTCAGCCTCGAACCCCGGCACCCACCACACCGGATAGCCGTCAGCCTCGAGCTGCTCTTTTGCCAGCGCGATCTGATGGTAGAGCGCCGCCGGCGCCGCTTCGCGCTGCGCCTTGTAGGACGGATCGATCTCGGCGCGAAACGACTTGCCCTTGTCGCAGCAGATCGCCGCGTGCAGATGGTTCGCCGTCAGCGACCGCACGCGCTCGACCATCTTCGTGCTGGCCGCATTCGGATCGGGCTCGGCCGCCGATGTCAGAAAAATCGGATACGCGATAGAGGACAGGTCGATCAGGGCAATCTCGGTCATTAGCGCCTCGCGAAAAATTGCTGTTGGTTGCGTTCGTCGTTGTAAACCGCCCGGCAGTAGTGCGAACAGAACACGCCAGCCGGCGACGTGCAGACCCCGACCGTCGCCGTCGTCCCGCAGTGCGCGCAGACGGGATCCGGCTCACGCCGCGGCCGGCGCTCACTCGACGCCGAGCACCGACCGCAGTAGCCGCAGCGCGGCCCGCACGCGCTTAGTCGCATGACGACACCCGCTCGAACGTCGGCCCGCCCGCAGTAGGTTGCTGCGGTGTTCCTGCGCGGGCAGAATTACCCGTCGCCGAGCTCTCCCAGGAACCCGACAAAGCCGACGATCGCGCGGGTGCCCATGCTTCGCGCTTGTGTTCTACGACCGTGAGCGGCACCGCCCACCCGACCCGCCGCAGGAGAATGTCCAGGGCGTGCATTACTTCACCAAGTAGCAGAAGAACAGGCACCATTCCGGGTTGTCCGGCGTGTAGATCGCGCAGATGGCCTCCATGATCCCCCCCGTCGCCACGGCCATCGCCCACGCCATCGAAGACGCCGCCACCGCACCGATCACCCGTCGTTTCATGCCATCTTCCTTTCCTCGTTGAACGCTGTTCGCATGCTGTCCACCATCGTTTGTGAGCTCGGCACCGCGAACCCGCGAAACACGGCGACCTGCTGCGGCCGAATCACCACGGCCCCGATCCGATCCGCAATGCGCTCGATGAACGCCAACCAGAACGCATCCGGCAGCGCCGCCAAACGCCAGAGATTCAGCGGTTCACCCTGCCGGATCGCCCGCGACAACTTCGGGGCGCTCGTGCCCATGACCGTGACCGCGAGATGCCCGTGCTTGCCGACCGCCGTCAGACTGGCGTCCACGTCAGCCGCCAGCTCGCGCGAGGCGTCCGTGTGCTCCGTCCACGCGCCGAGGATGGCCGCCACCGCGAGCCCGAACGCCACCGTGAGGCCCGAGATAAGCAGCGGCAGGCCGTAGACGACTACCAGCTCTCTCATCGCCCACACTCCTGACAGGCAACCGAATTGCCTTTTGGGGCGCCGGCGCACAGCACAGAATGCGGAGTCATGGCGCTAAACCTGTCCCTTCAAAAGCAGTTGAAGAACGCGACGCTCAATCAAGAGCTGGCCGCGCGCCCGAACGACCGGCGCCGCCTTCCGCGCGAGCCACTGACGAAAGGCGCGCGCGGGTTCTTTGCAGGCATCGAATCGAGCGAACCGCGCCCCCTCGGCCATCGTGAGATAGGGACTGTCCGGCAGGCCGATCTGACCGCCGCGATCGCCGACGTGCGACAAGCGATCGCCGAACTCGCGCGCCGACGCGAGCGCCTGGCCCGATTGACGCATCTCGCGCTCGAGCCGCCGTCGAGCGTCCATGAGCCGTTCCCCCGGCAGGAGGGTTGTCGTCACGACTTGCCCCCGACGCGGAACTCGGCGACGCATTCGGGATCGACACCGAGCACGCGGCAGATCTTGACGACCAGTCGATAGGAGGGATTCGGCACCGCGCCCGCCTCGAGATTCGAGATTTGCTTTTGGTTACACCGGACACGGGCCGCGAGTTGCGCCTGCGTCAACCCTGCCGTCGTCCGCGCTTTCTTGAGTCGCACGCAAAGGAATATAAGCCTAACAAGAAAACCTGTCAAGCGTAATCGGCAAGAATCTTTGCGTTGCCGGCAAGCCTAGACGACTCAACTATTTAGGAGTAAGATCCTGAAGGGGTTTCAGTAGCAAGGGTGTGTTAGAATGAGCGAATCCATCGGGCAACGAATCCGACGCCTGCGTCTGGCGGCAGGCATCCGTTTCCAAAAGCAGCTCGCAAACCAGATCGGGATCGACCCGGCGAGCCTCAACCAAATCGAGCAGGGCTACCGCGTGCCCCGACTCGTTACGATTGAAAAGCTCGCGCTGGCCCTGGGTGTGACCCGAGATGTCATTCTCGACGGCGACACTGGCGCGTTACCGCAGCAGCCGAAGGCTGCACCAGAGCCACCGAGGAAACAAGCCGGAGCCGCCGACGATGCCGAATCGCCTGCCATTTCTCAAGCCACCGAGCGCGCCATCGCGGCCGTTGTTCAGACCGCGATCTTTGATGTCCTCTCCGGATTCGTGGAATCGATCAGCGACACCATCAACGCCACGCGCGCAGCGCCTGACGCTGGCCGAAAAACTGGCGCGTCTAGCCATCGTCCGGCCCGGCGCACTCCGCGCCATTGAATTGATGGCGGATCGGTATCTGCACAAGTATGCGCCCGCCGACGACGGCAGCTAAGCCCCCGACCGGCGTCTATCGCACCGCCCGCGGCTGGCGGGCCGTGGTCCGCGTCGCCCCCGGCCCGCAGGGACTCCGCACGAAATGCTTTCCTGCCGGCACCGCGATCGTCACCATGCGCCGCTGGAGAGAAGAGCAGCGCGTTCGCCGGACGCTCGGCGCCGACCTGCCGGCCACCGGCGCCACCCTCCGCGAAGATGTCGCCCGGTATCTCGACCAGGTGCAGACCATGCCGACGATCCGCGATCGCCGCGATGATCTCGCGCGCTGGCTCCGCGTCTTTGGCCCCGAGCGCGTCCGCGTCAGCATCACGCCCGGCGACATTCGCGCGCAGCTTGAGACATGGCGCCAAGAAGGCTATGCGCCCTCGACCGTGAACCACCGCCGGACGGCCCTGATGCACTTGTGGAGCGTCCTCGACGGGAAGAGCGCCCCCAACCCCGCCCGCGACGTGCCGCGCTACCTCGAGGCGCTCGGCCCGCCGCGCGCCCTCTCGCCGACCGCCGTCGCGCTGCTGCTGCACCTGATGCCGGAGAGCCAAACGAAAGCCCGGCTCGCGCTGCTCGCGTGGACCGGCTGGCCGCCGGCGCAAATGGCGAAACTGACCCCGGCCGACATCGAATGGCAGCGCGCCGTGTTCGTCCGCGCGCGCCGCAAGGGCAAGGGCGCCGCCGGCGCCTGGCTGCCACTGCTTGCGCCGGCCTGGGAGGCGCTCGGCGACTTCAAACGGCTCGGCTGTTGGGGCGAGTTCTCGACCTCGAGCGCCCGCGCCTGCCTGCGGCGCGCCGCCACGAAAGCGAACGCGATCATGCTGCCGCTCGAGATGCACCGCGAGCTCGCCGACGTGACGCCCTACCAGTTCCGGCACTCGTTCGGCACCCTCGTTGCCGCCATCACGCAAGACGATCGCGCCGTGCAGACGCTACTCCAGCACGCCGACCTGCGGCAGACGCACCGCTATACCGGCGCCACCGTCGATCCGCGCGTCGCCGCGGCGCTCGCGCGCGTCACCGAGGTAATCCGGCCCGCAGAAAAGGCGAAAGGTTGCACGCAGGTTACAAACGAGGCAGATACGGCGCTAAGCCACTGATTCTACAGAGGCTCGGATCGGCCTCCGGAGCCGAATGTTGCAGGTTCGAGCCCTGCCGGGCGCACCACTTTTCCTCAGTAATTCCGCCGCTTTCGCCTCTCAACCCGACTCACGCAGGCTCACTCTGACCCGCGAAAGGTTGTACTAGGTTACACGGGTTGCACAGGCTATAATCCCCGCCCATGACCAAGATCCTTGCCGCAGCCATCATCGCTCTCGCCATCGCCGCGCCGGCCGCCGCGCAGCAGTACATCCCGCAGCCCGTCGTCGCCGTGCTTGACGCACCCGCCAAAGGCGCGATCGTCACGCCGGCCGTTATGTTCGGCGGTTGGTCGCTCAACTGGCGCACCTGTCGCCACGCCTCGAGCGTGCAGCTGTGGCGCGTGAACCTCTCGACCAGGGAAGTGATCCACGTGCCGGCCGTAGTCTATTGGGGTCCACGGCCCGACGTGCAGGCGTATGCGGTATGGGGAGGATGCGCCACCGCCGAGATCGCGCTCGGCTTTACCGTGATCCCGAAAGAGCCGCAGCCGTTCGGCCCGTGGCTATATTCGCTGCTCGTCACCGACATACAGACCGATCCCGACTCGATCAACTGGACGGCGCCGGAGATTCAGCGCAAGGTAATCGTGCAGTAGCTACGGCTTGGGCTTGGCGAAGTAGCGGCCAGCCTTCGCGCGCATGACCTCGGCGCCGACGCCGATACCGACGCCATCGCCGCCGCGTTGGACAATCAAGACGACTTCGCCAGCGGCATTGATGACAGGCCCGCCCGACTGGCCGCCGACAAAATCGGCATCGATCACGATGAACGGCCCGCCGATCCCGTCCTCCGGAATGTAGGTGTCATCGTCCGAGACATGCGCCGTCCGGAACATCGGGCGCTCGAGCCCCCATCCGTAGCCGTAGCTCGCGACCGCATCGCCGATCTTTGGATTCTCTTTCGCCAGAAGCACCGCCGGCCGCCCCAAGTCCGGCACCTCGAGCACCATCAGATCTTTTTTGGTGTCTTTCCACAGGACGACCGCGACCGTCTGATCGACAAAGAGCTCGGCGCCCTCGCAGTGCGCCGCCGTCATCACGCGATCGACGCTCTGCTTGTCCTTGTTCGTGGCCTCGGCATCAATGACAAACCCCGTGCAGGATCCGCTCTTCGTTTCGATGTAGACGACCGACTTCGCCAGCTTGTCGGCGAGCGTCGCCCAATCGGCCGCGGCAACCGTGGCCGCGGTAACTATCACGGCCGTGAGAACAGACAGCACTGCACGCATGGGAACGCCCCTTCTCGATAAACTGAGGACTTTCCCCCATTGTGGGGAATTATTGACGTGAGCGCAAAGAAAAAGCTAGAGCGCCAGGACGGCCGCGAGCCCGTAGCCGACAACCGTCCCGCAGGCGGCACCGGCCGCATACGCGGCGCCCATGCCGCGGCCCGCCGGGCGATCCTTCGAGCTGTTGCCCCACCACAGCAGCGAGATACAGAACGCGATCGGCACCGCGCCGAGCAGATGCCCGCTCGCGAGTTGCCGCGTATTGCAGGCGACCAGCGCCACCATTAGCAGGCCGCGGAGAAAGACGCGCGCATGCGTCACGCCGCCACCGGCCGGAACCCGAGCGCTAGAAGATACTCCCGTTGCACGTCCAGGCAGAACCGACCCGGATCGCCGTCCCGATTGACCAGCACCCGATCCCACGCGGCGCCATCGAGCGCCGTCTCGCTCACATGATCGGCCGGCCTAGACGGATCCACAAACGGCGCCCCGTCCCGCTCGCGCACGATCCGCCAGCAGGTGCCGCCGAGCGCCTTGACGTACGCAAACTCATTTGGGAACCGAACATCGGTAATCACCGCCACCGCCGGACGGTCGGTACGGATCTTCGAATCCACGCTGCGGATCCACACGTCCGGATCCTGCTCGCGCATCGCGACGCCGACCCGCTGCAATAGGGGCGCATCCTTGCCCTGCATCCCGTGCAGCACGCGGCAGACCGCGTACAGATCGTCGGCGAACGAAAACCGCATCACTTCGTGCGGATAGGATCTTACCAGCGCACCGGCCGCCGTGTCCTTCCCCTGCCGCGCCTTGTGGCCGAGCCCAATTACGAGAGTACCGTCGATCGGTGCGAACATGCTCAGCGCAACTCCATGAGCGCGACCGCCGCCGCGCGATACCGTGTCAGATACTCAGCCGCCGGCAGGATCGATCCGTCCGTCGAATCGGCAATCACGCCGTAATCGAGCGCCACGAGATGCTGCCGGAAGGGCTTTTGATAGTGCTTCGATCCGCGCTTCCACCGGATCGCCAGCACGCCGCTATCGTCCTCGAGGCTCGGCTCAACGTTCAGCCGCGGCGCGAACCCGAGCGCCACCGCCATACGCCCCACGTCCTGCCATGTTGCCCCGCACTTGCCGCGTCGCGCCTTGTCGATCTCGGCCGCTACGAGGTACACATCCTCATAGGCGAGCTCGGCGAACGTCGCCAGCGAGCAAATGCCGCAATCGCCGTTCGCCCGCTGCAGGACGAGCCTCACGCCGCCTTACGCTCGGCCGCCGGCCCGTCATCGAACAGGACAGGCCAGGTGCAGGTACGGCCGCGCTTCTTGTCGATCAGAAAGAGCGCCTGCTTCGGCGGCTCGTAATCGGCTTTGATGCTCAGCGCAAACGAGCTGTAGCCGATCAGCGAGCCGTTGCAGACGAAGTTACCGCCGTCGCGCAGCTGATGAAAGTGCCCGAACACGTCGAGATCCGCCCGGCGGCCCTTGTTCCACTGCCCGATCGCCTTGTTCACCGGGATATAGATCCCGCCGACGCCCCCGCCGTACTTGATGGCGTGCCCGTGCTGGAACCGGATCAACGAGTCGTAGACCTGCACATAGCTGTGCATCCCCTCCGGAATCAGGAACCGCACGCGCGGCTCATGCCGGAAGTAGGCCGCCAGGTGCGAATACATCAGGAACTCGAGGCTGTGCCCGTTCTCCGTGCCGAACCGCGTCGTCCGCGTCGTCCGGCCGTGGTTGCCGGAGTGGCAGGGAATCACGAAATTGAGCGTCGAATTATCCAGTAGAAACTGGATGCCCGAGGCGAGGAACCCCTGCGCCGTCACGATGGCGTGCATCGGCGTCTGCTCGTTGACTTCGGGGAACTCTTCGTGAATGTCGTTGCTGATGAAATCCCCGAGCAGCGCGAGGACCATCGTCTCGATCCGAATGTCCTTCTGCAGCAGCGTCGTGAGCCGCAGCCCGGACTGGAAAAACTGTGTCGCGCGCCGCTTAGCGATCGCCAGGTTGTAGCGATTGAGCCCGCCGACCTCGGCGCCTACGTTTTCCTCGACGTGCCAATCGGACGCCACGAGGACCACGGTCCCTTCGGCGTTCTTGCTCGGCTGCTTGGGTTCGATAGCGAACGTATCGACCCGCTCGCCGAGCTGTCCGAGCGCCTCGAGCGCCTGCTCCTGCTGCGCAATCGTCTCGAGCGCCGCCGTGTATTTCTGCTTGAGCGCCGCGAGCGCGTCCGCGTGCCGAATCTTGTCGCGATCCGCCGCGACCAACTGCGGCGCCCGCACTGGCTCCACAGGCGCCACGTCTGCCCCGCGGGCGCGCCAGCACGCCCGGCACTTCTCGACCCCGGCCTTGCTCACCGAATGCCCGCAGGCGCCTGTGTATTCCATCAGCGTTTCCCCCTCCGGAATACCTTTTTGAGCCAGCCTGGGACGACCTCCCCGAAGGCATGGCCGATGCTGTTGACCAGATCGGAATACGGATTGAAGCGATCGATGTCCGCGTAAAATCGCCCCGTCGTCTTGTCGATCACGATCTGCAGACTGCCCGGCCCGAGCTCGCCAGGATGCGCGCGAAACTCGGTCAGATGCTTACCCACGTCCTTATGCAGTTGGTAGAGCAGGCCGGAGGCGAACCGCGGATCGCCCCGCAGGACGTTGATCGCCTCGATCCGCAGGCGCCCCGACACCGCATACTCAGAGGCCGCGGTATCGACCAGGTACGGCGAGAGGCCGGCCGCGGTCAGTTGCGCGTGGATCTCAGTCGCCCGGCTCATGGCTTAGGCGTCGAGCTTGAGCAGCTTCCGCCACCGTTCGACATCGGCGATGTACCAGTCCCACATCTGGCGCTTCTGCTCCGGCGTCTGCCCGCGCATGGCCTCGAGCACGACCTCGAGCGCGAGCTCGATTACTCGAAACGGCATTACTCGCCCTTCCCCTGCATGACACTCGGTGTCGGCACGGCGGGATCCGCGACCATCTGCTCGACTT